CTTTATAGGAATAACCGGAAAGAAAGACGGCGGAGTAATGTCAAACGGAGTAGAGAAACTGCGATACGGTGGCGTAGCTAAAAGTAAAAACTACTCCTCAGGCGGGGTCGCTACTGGTAGAGACGCAGGCTATCCTGCAATACTTCACGGAACAGAGGCAGTAGTACCTCTTCCTAATAATAGGTCTATACCTGTCGACTTAGGGGGTCAGGCTGGTCAGAATAACATGGTAACTGTAAACGTTTCTATGGATGGTCAGGGTGGTGCAAAGCAGGAGACTTCTTCAAACGGTGAGCAATCAAAACGGCTTGGAGAGATGGTCGCTGCCGCAGTGCAAGAAGAATTACAGTATCAAAAGAGATCAGGTGGTATACTGAATCCGTACGGAGTAGCATAATGTCATTAGGTTTCACAGTACCAGCTATAACTAGTTCAAAAGTTCTGCCCGATAAAAACGTATCTAGGTCTTCTACTCCTGCAGTAAGAACCGCACAGTTTGGAGATGGGTATCAACAAAGAGTTGCAGATGGGCTGAACTCCATAGCAGAGACTTACTCTGTTGGTTTCGCAAACAGAGGGAAGGCTGCAGCAGATGATATTATTTCTTTTTTCACCGCTAATAAAGGAGTAACTTCTTTTAATTTTACACTGCCAGATACTAATTCCACTAGTAGTGCCACTGCAGTCACTACTGGAGCTCCCGGCTCTACTACTACGATATCTTTAACTTCTTCGACAAATAACTTAGATATAACTCCCGGAGCTACTGTACTTGGTCAATCCGTAACTGTAGTTAGTATTTCTGGTACTACTCTTGAGCTAAGCGGAGCAAAAGCTTTTAATTCAGGTACGGCTTTAAGCTTTATCAACCCCAATGAGAAAACAGTAAAAGTAGTATGTGCTACTTGGCAACAAACATACACAGAGTTACTAGGCTCGAGTGTTACTGCAACCTTTAATAGAGTTTATGAACCATGACAAACCTAATAGTATCCGACTCCCAAGACTTAGAAATTGCAAGTCCTTTAATTGAGCTATTTGAGATGACAATAGGTACTGGAAGTAATAATGTACTGTATTTTCATGCGGCTAAAGATTTGGATGCAGCTACTGCTAACAAAGACATAATATTTGATGGCAATACCTATACTACTTTGCCTATAGAACTAGATGATATAGAGAAAAAAACAGGCGGTGCAATGAATCGCCCCACCCTTACTATTGCTAATGTTGAAAGTATACTTAAAACAGGAAGTGCCTTCAAAACTCAGATGGAAGATGGAACTTGGGATGGTACAGTAGATGACGAACTCGTATCTGCCTCTGGCTTTACTTTAGACGATCTAATAGGGCAAAGGCTAACAAGAAGAAGAACTTTAGAGAAGTATACAGGGAGTGGAGTTACCGCTGTAGAGTTTGATACAGAAACTTTTATAATTGATAGAGTCGCGTCTAAGAATCCTATTTTTGTTTCGCTAGAACTTGCCTCCCCCGCAGACATCGGAGGAATACGAGTACCAAATAGGCAAGTTATAGGAAAATACTGTCCCTGGGTCTATCAAGGAGCAGAGGATTCAGTAACACAAAGTGCCTGCAGTTGGGCACTAAATAATCAATACACCAAAAGCGGTTTAGGCTATAGCTTTTATTTTACCTTTGATGACGAGCCTCTGGTACTCGCTAGTTATTTTCCCTCAAACTCTACAAACGCTATGTGGAAGGCCGTTTATGCAGCAGGAGTTACTTATGTAGCAGGGGAATATGTATCTTCTACAACTGATTATTTCGCGACTGTAAGTGGTGCAGTTAATAGCTCAGTTAATGTCGTACTAGCTCCAAATAATACAAATACTAACATAGAGCTTGGTTTTGTAGTCTCCGGGACAGGCGTCCCTAGTAATGTAACTGTAGTACAGACTTCTGGTACTTACGTTAAGCTAAGTAGTGCCCAAAGCATAGCAAGCGGAGTCCAACTAAAGTTCAGCAGCCCCAACTTTATATATCGTGCAGAAGGTACAGTCCAAGGAGTAACACCTAGCTCACAAAACCCAAAGTGGCAGCTAGTTAGAACTTATACTGAATGGTCAACTAGTACTGCCTACACACTACACTCTATTGACGCACGCCAAAATCCTTATGTAAAACGTGGTAATACTATCTGGAGAGCAATAGCACCCAGCACAAATATAGAACCTGCTACTAATACTAGAGTATGGGTACGCGGAGATGCTTGCGGTAAGCTACTTAATTCTTGTAAGATAAGGTACCAAGGCCAGCCAAAAATAGAAGGATCTGCTTACGACGTAGATGGTGTACCCCATTCAGAGACTGATAGTACCATCGGCTTACCTTTTGGAGGCTTTCCAGGGAGTAAAAAGTTTAGATAATGTTTGATGATATACAGCAACATTTTGCAGACGAGTACCCTCGAGAGGGATGTGGTGTTATAGCGATAGTGAAAGGCAAAAAAAGATGGTTTCCTTGTACCAATATTGCAGAAGACGAAGAAGACTTTATAATAGATTCTCAAGAGTATCTTAAGTTAAAAAGAACAACAGATATAGTAGCAATTGTACACAGCCATCCAGATGCTTCGGCAGAGCCAAGTGACGCAGATACAAAATATTGTAATGCTTTAGGCGTACCATATCATATCTACAGCTATCCGGATATGGAGTTAAATATAGTTGAGCCTATAAAAAGCGTAATTGACCTATATGGAAGAGAGTACGAGTTCGGAGTAAGAGATTGTTTTGAAGCCACCCGTGACTACTTAGCGCACAGGAATATTAACATACCTACTAGAGCGCCTTTTGAAGACGACTGGTGGGAGAAGGGTATAGAGTATTTTACCCCCGAATTAATAATAGAATGGAACCATGTACCTGTACCTTTATCAGAGCTACGGGAAAACGATGTTCTAGTATTTAATGTAAAAGCATCGGTTGGGAACCATTGTGGCGTGTATGTCGGCAATGACTGTTTTTACCACCATGCAGTAAACAGGCTTTCCTGTAGAGAGAGCCTATACCCTTTGTGGTGCAAATATTTAGAAGGAGCTTATCGATATGATGCGTAATGTGTATTTAGAAGGAGAAATGGGAGAAAGGTTTGGGACAGGTTTTCAAGTGAATGCCCCTAAAGTGTCGGATGTACTAAGGTGCATAGAGTGCAATCATCCTTCTTTTAAGCAGTACTTAATTAAATGTCACGAAGAAAGTGTAGGTTTCGAGATTGATGTAGCAAACAGTAAAATAGACTATACTGAAGAGCTTTTAATGAATTTAAAAGAAGGAGACGTAACTATTACTCCTCTACCCGCAGGCTCAAAATCTGGGGGTGGAAAAATACTTGCAGCAATCGCACTAATTGCCCTTGCTGTAGCTATGCCTGCCATAATAACAGCGATGAATCCGGGGGCGATCATGGCAGGATCAGGAATATCCGGAGCCCAGGTGGGGGGTATGGCAGGATTTATGGCAAGTAATGTAGGCACCATTCAATTAGGACTTGGAGCTCTTGCTGTAAACTTAGGTATGACGGGGATTATGCAAATGATGGCACCCGACCCTGCTGTTGATGGAGACCAAGAGCAAAACTATCTTTTCAATGGAAACCAGCAAAACATAGTAGAAGGAGATCCTATTCCTGTTTTATACGGAAAATTACGTGTGCCTGGACAGCCAGTTAACTTTGAGGTTGCAGGAGTTCAAAGTAACGTATATAGAACTGCATATATGACTAGAGACGGGGCGTCTCAAACAGGGAGCGCGTAATGCCATTAAAATCAATTAGTGCACTAGACAGACGAGTATTTTCCGCCCAGAACGATGTATTGGGCAACACTGTCGGTGTTTCAACAGAGCAAACCATACTTGTAACTGATATAATCTCAGAAGGGCCTATAGGAGGTCTGGTGAATGGAACTGCAAGTGTATTTTTAAATAATGATCCGATAGATTCAGATGATGAGGCCGTTTATAGTAATGCTGTTACTGAAGTTACCCTTACTGCAGGGAGTAAAACTGCTACTGTTACGAAAAATGGCCAAGAGTTTACTCCAACCCTAGGAGACGAGGGAACTCGTTTTTTATTAGTTTATGACGCAACTTCTACCAATGTAAAACTAACCTCGTTTAACCGTCCTGAAGCTTTGGCTGGCGTATGGTCAGGTAGTATTACAAGACTAAGCGGGTTTAGCTTTGATAGTTCTTTTAACACAGACAACCAGAGCTTAAAAGCTGCGCATGGAAAAAGACTTTTTAACTTTCGTAGCTCTGGGGGCTTAAGCTTTTTTAATATAACCTGCAATACTACTGATATAGCTGCTCAAACGGCGGCCCTGATGTATCCTGCAACGGGAGGGGCCGTATTTCAAGAATCGGACCTAACTACAGATGCAAGTAACCCTGTAATTAATACTTTAACTTCTGACCTATTTCTAGAAATAGAGTCTGTAGGAACGGATTCAGTTAATCTTAAAAACAACTCTTCTATATCAGGAACTTTTAAGTTTTTGCTTACATCCCCCGATCATTTTGCTACTAGTAGGACAGGCCTGTATAACACGAATGAAAAACATAATAAATCAGGAGTTAGGTTTAACCCAGGAACTTTAGAGCAAAGAGCACTAACTACACTGGAAGGAGTAGGCACAAGTTCTACTTCTCTTCCTATACTGAATCAAAATTTGATCAAATTTGTTCCTGCTAATGAAAATTATACAACTGTTACTGCTACCGGTGCTCAAGCAGCCCTAATTGATGAAGTAAAGTTTATAATTAACTACCCTCAGGGGTGCTACCTAATCGTAGACAGATCAAGCTCCACGTACACAGCAGGAGTTGCATATCTAATAGAGATGTCACTAAACGAAGGGTCGGGATTTGGGGCCTTCAAAGTTGTAGAGCCAGGGTCGTCAAATCAATCGGGTATGTTTGATAGTAATGGAGATGGTACAACAGATACTGCTGTATGGACGACTAAACAACGAAGAAAATCATCTTTTTCACAAGAAATAAAAATTAACTTAGAAGCGTTAAAGCCTTTTACCGCGTTTAAGTTCAGAATATCTAGGCTAACTAAGAATAAAAGTGACGACTACACTACGGAAGCAAGATTTGGTACTCCTGCCGACGGTGGTGGTGGTATAGACTCCAACTTAAGAAGCTCTGAAGGGAGCGCATTTGATCAGGCAAGTGGCGGGGAAGAAAAACACATTACTGGAGTTTATGAGTCTCAATTAACACAAGCACTTGGAGTTATAAAAGAGAAGCTAACTTTTCCGTATACCGCATATGCAAATACGGTATTTAGCTCAAAAACTTTTCAGACAAGCCCCACTAGGTCATATGAATGCTTTGGTATGAAAGTAAAAGTTCCTTCGAATTACATAACTCGAGAAGAAAATGATGGGTTCAACGCAAAGTATACTAGGAATAGTGAGCGCCAGGAGAGAGCCTTTATAAATGGGATGACTTCCCCTGTTTTGTGGGACGGTAACTTTAGGCAAGAAAAACATTATACAGATAACCCAGCATGGGTTTTTTATGATATATGTACTAACGATAGATATGGTCTTGGCGACCACTTGAAAGAAAGTGATATTGATAAGTTTTCTTTATATAAAGTAGCAAAATACTGTGATGAACTAGTCCCTGATGGTAAGGGTGGTACTGAGCCTAGGTTTAGATCGAATATATACCTTACTAAGGCTACAGATGCCTATAAAATACTAAAGGACTTTGCCACTGTATTTAGGGGCATCCTATACTGGTCTAACTCTCAGTTTTTTGCG